CCATCAGAAATCATTTCTTCTCTGTAGGTATAATTAATAAAATTTGGTCTGTATGAAAGATGATTAGCAATCTTTAGGAAACATTCACCAATATAGTTGGTTACAGGCGGTTGTGGGTCGCCCTCTTCTTCTGCATCTTTGCAGCGTTGTTTCCACTCTTTCATGGCTTCTAGGAACTGTGCATTATTAACGTAATGCGTTCCTTTTTCTTTTTTAGTCATAATAACTCCACAATATATTATCACAGTAGTGTGATTATTTCATATATGATACAACATCTTGTATCGAAAGTCAATACAAAAATATTATAAAAAAAAGTATTGACTGCCTCTTGACAGAATGGTATATTACCTATGCTGGGGTTTTAAGTATAGGCTTAATGATATACTTTAGATAAAGGTTCACCATAGAGCTCATCCCAAGATTCCATCTCTTCTAGGTGTTCTTCTTCTTCAATCTGTCTTAACTGTTTATCAGATGGTGGTAACACATCTTCTTCTTCACGATTCATTTTGTTTACACACCAATCATAAAAACGAGTTAAACCTTGAGATGCATCTGCCACTGTTATAATCTGTGACACTGCAACCGTATAAACATTTTTTTCTGAGAAATGAATCCATCGTTGTAGTGTCAACGATTCTTCTATACCATTTCTTGTGATTTTAGGAACAGCGACAACCTTCATAGGAGCAACAACATTAATAGTGCTCTTATCGGAAAGTGTTTCTACATTACAGATAATTTCTTCACCACTTGATAATTTTAATATTTTTGCGTGGTCTGGGGTCATCGTAATTTTATCCTTGTTGTCTCATAATCAAATTGTTCTTCATTATAGATATTTATGCGTTCAACAAAATGATTAAGAGTAAAGTTGCGTTTAGACTTGTAGGTAAAATCATCTGCTATATCAAATAAGGTAGCGTGGCTTTTATTGTCACCCCTACGCAATCCACGGCCAATCGACTGCAGCGTTCTAATTCTGGACTTACTTGGACTTGCGAACACGATGTTGTGAAGATTACGAATATTAATACCAGTAGAAAAAGTACCAAAAGACGCCACAATGATTGCGTCCTTTTCCTTCTCTGTAATCGCACGAACGGATTCTCTATCAGCCGTCTCCGTTTTCCCTTGTATGTAGAAAGTCTTTTGTTTTGTCGCATTAGAAATCATATCGTAAAGAACATCTCCATGTTTCTCTACGAACTGAAATAAAACTAGAGTATTGCCCTTGAGATTAAGGGTCAAATCTCTAATGAATTCATTCCTTTTTGTGTGGGTTACTATGTAATCAATTTCATCTTGGTACTTCATATCCTTGACAAGTTTACACTCATCTTCTGGATAGGTCAATACCAGAGATTTAATCTTGAATTCTGCAAGAGTTTTTTTGTCTATTAACTCTTTAGTTGTTACTACTCTATTTAGACTTCCAAATAATCCCTCTAGAATCAAACGATGTGTTTGCATTCCATCTAGAGTTCCAGTAAGACCAAATCTATATTTGCATAAATGTAGTTTTGATAAAATAGAGGTAAGAGACTTTGCTTTGAAAAGATGAGCCTCATCTCCCACTACCATACCAAACTGTTCAAAATATGACTTTGGCATCTTGTATAGAGACTGCCATGTGGAGATAACCACTTTCCTTGACACAACCCTATCATGGCCACTGTATACACGTTGCATATACGCATCCAACCATCCATAATCAATAAAGTCAGAATACATCTGTTCAACTAGAGATGTTGTCGGAACAAGAATAAGTATCTTATCGTTTTGTTGGTCTTGTAGTAACATCTCGTAATATCTTACGAGAATATAGATGATTAATGACTTACCAGAAGCAGTAGGACTAAGAAGAAGTGCCCTATGCTTTCGTATAGCGAACTCCACTGCATCAACTTGATAGTCACGAGGTTTAATGGATTTTCCGCCAGATCGAATTCTAAGTTGTCTAATGAATCCATCCAGTATGGGTCTTTCGATTGTTTTTTCATTTTGTAGTTCCTCACTTACAGTATATTCTTCTTCATATTCTTTTAACCATTTTTCTAGATATGGTAAAAGTCCAAGATATAACTCTCCTGTGGCTGGCGAGAAAAGACGAATCTTTCCATCCCATACACGATTCCTGTACGCAGGCATGAAGCGTGCGCCAGGCACCTCAAATGTAAAGTAGTCTGATAACGCTCTCGCAGTTGAGGCTTCAGTATCTACTCTAAGAAAGACTTCATTTTTCTTTGAGATGATAGTCAATTAAAGAGTTCCTTCTGTAAACCTCTTCCAATCAATAGCGTTCTTAATATTCTGGTGTCTCCATGTGAGCTCAGTAATAACTTCAGTGCATACAAAAACACACTGTTCGTAATACGCTACTTTGTTTTTTAGATTGTTGATTTCTTCATCACCATCAAGGTATAAAGGAATATCTGCCTTTAATACTTTATGGTCGAAAGGATTATCTCTGTAGACTTCAGCTGTTGCTTTACCACTGTAGTATTCTGTCTTTTTAAGACGTAAGACATTTAAGTCATGTCTTGTCTTTTTAGTCAGAAGTGTCCAATGACTATGGTATTGCAACCACTTACTTTTAAGATTGGGAATCTTGAGAGATTCTATGTCGAGGGAAAGGTCATCTAATTGACTGTCTTTCGTTGCCTCTTTTTGTAGTTCTTCTAGGTTCATCATATATTCACATCCTAATAATAAAGGTGAGCAGAGATTGGTAGAACTTGCAGTTCTAGATTATCTCGCAGTGGAGACTCAAACAATGATTGTTCAAGTTCACCTTTTCTGCTCAAATATATTTATAATACTTCAAATTCATACAAATTGTATTTGAATGTTACATTCGCTACAAGTTGTTCTGTATCTGTATTTTGTGTTGTATAGTTCAATCCAGATAGAGAAGTAGGATATACCGCTTTGAAATTTACTCGCAATGCAGGATTGTTTTTATTTGTAAGTATGGTTAATGTAGCATCTGATTTCAACACAGATGGATTAGGTGGTCTACTTGTTCCACTTTTATCAGTTGTAACTGGTTGGTTTGCGCCAGGCTTGGTATTGTTCAATTCATCATTCATTGCATTAATAAACTGTTGATTGCTTTTTGGATATGCAATACCAATCATCCAATCGTGTATTTCACGATAATTTGTTAAATTTTCATTTACTATAAAGGAAAGTTCTAAATCACCAAAGACAAGTGTGTCACCCATAAATGGAATTGTTTTATATCGTGTGTTTATCTCAGCATCACCAGACATAGAAATGCCAGGAATATTTACTGCATTAACGAAATATTCCACATTGGGAGTTTTTAATAGTTGAAATCTAAACTGGCTAGAGTTAGCAAAGTCTAGATTACTAGGTTGTCTTTGTAGTGGGTTTTGTTTAACTGCCATATTAGTTTTCCTTTTCCACTAGTATTTATAATACCGCCCAGATAAAAAAAGGGAGTTCCGAAGAACCCCCTTAATTTTGTAACACCAAGTTACTTTATTATTACATAATGTTTGTAACTTGTACTCTACGGTAGTAGGTGTTAAGGTTAGCGTTAAGACCACCAAGAGCAGCAGTTGTACCTTCTGCAAATGGGTTAGCGGTTAGACCGTAACGAGTCTTGAAGCCAATCTTAGGCTGGAATGTGTTTTCACCAACCGCACGAACCATTTGTAGAGGAACGTATGGGCAGTAGAAAATACCAGCGTCATAAGGTGATGTACCTTTGTAACCAACAACGTAGTATTGCTTATCAGCAGTATTTGCTGAATATGGGTCGATGTACACTTTGTAACGACCATTTAGAACACCAGCAAATGTGTTGCCAGCGTCATCTACGTTTAGGTTGTTGTTAAGAGCAGGGGTGTAATCAAGAACACCAGCCATCTGAAGTGCAGAAGCAACGTCAGAAGAACAGATGATTGTGTTACCCTTACCTCTACGAGTCTGATGAGCGATTGCGTTTGCATCTCTCTCAACTTGGAACATTAGACCCTTGAACTTCTCAACTGACCAACGGCCGTTTGAGTCAACATCACAGTCAAAGATACCGCCGTTAGCTGTATCGTTCTGAGCACCTGGCTTAGCAACTGTGTAGATAGTTCTAATAACTTCACGGTTGATTTCAGCAAGGATTTCAGCAGACAAGATGTTTGCAAGTTCGGTTTCTGCGTCAAGACCATGAATTGCTTTAAGGTCTTGTGCAAGTTCCATTGTGTATTCTGCTTTAAGAGCACGAGACTTTGCAGTAACGGTTTGTTTCTCGATTGAGAATGCCATTTCTGCGAAAGAGTTACCAGCAGAGTCACCAAGTGCTTCTGCAGCAGCTGTTGTCATACCGCCACCAGTTGTGTAAGTACCAGCAGGTGAGTCGTTAAGAACAGCAGGGTTTGTGCCTGAGTGAGCAGGTGAAGCAGCACCAGAGAAGTCTGAGTCGGCTTCGTTGTAGAATGATTCAGTTCCACCCTGTGAGGTGTAACGTGAACGCATTGCAAAGATAAGTCCAGTTGGGCCAGTCATTGGCTGAACACCGGCAACATCATATGCAATGAGGTTTGGCATAGCTCTACGAACTAG